GTGCTTGTTCCTAATCAAGCGCACCGATATTCTCGGAGCGGAGTGAACTAGATGGCTTTCCTCCGGTACGCGAACGCCCGCCTTGTCAACTCCCGGCTTGAGTACACCGGGGGTTGGGACAACGTGCGCGTGGCGTCCGGGAAGCCCCGGATGGATCGCACCCTCGTTGAGCAAGCCGAGAAGATCCTCAAGGCGGACTTCAACCCGAAGAAGTACCTGTTGACGCACGCGACCATCGTCGCCTCCGTCGATACGGTCCCCGTAAAGAACGCCAAGCTCGGCGCGGTGACCGAGGGCGGGAAGCGCATCGTCCGCAAGACCGCCGACTTCCGCATCAAGCCGGGATGCGACAAGTACATCAATAACAACCTCGATTCGTGGTCGAGGGACGTGCTCCTCAAGAGCTACAAGACGTTCATCGGGGCGCACAGCTTCGTCGAACACGTCCAAATCGAGGACTTGTCGAAGGGCCGGATCATCGACGCGGTTGCCCGCGACATCGGGGACTCGGTTTACGTTGATATTTTGGTTGCGAACGACCGCAAGCACTCGGACCTCATCGAGCAAATCGAGTCGGGCAAGCTCTCGACCCTCTCGATGGGTTGCTCGATTGATGGCAGCACTTGCACCAAGTGCGGTCATTGGGCGGCAGACGAAACCGAGTTCTGCGACCATATCCGGTATCAGAAGGGCAACACGTTCTTCGATGAGAACGGCCAACAGAACCGCATCGCGGAATTGTGCGGAGACATTTCGCTCGACCCGACCGGCGGCGTGACGTTCATCGAGGCGTCATGGGTCGCCGTCCCGGCGTTCACGGGAGCCGTCGCCCGAAACATCGTCACGGTCGATACGAAGTCGGCCAAGGGCAAGAAGGTCGCGGACCAAATCCGCACCGTTGTTAGCGCCCCGGCCCGCGAAGTAGACCCGACCGCGATGAAGAAGGCGGCTCGCGATCTTCGTGCGGAGGACGACCCGTTTAGCACGGATGAAAGCGCATCACCGCCATCGGGTGGGGCCGAAGCCGCTCCTCCTGCCGGTGCCGCTTCCCCCTTGGATGCGATCCGGGATGAGATCAAGAAAACCCTCCTCAACAAGGTGAAGGAGGACTTGATGGCCGAGATCACCAAGTCGAAGCTCACCGAGGAGATTGCGAATCCCGCCTCAACCCCGACGGCACCTAACGACACCGTCGTCAAGCAAGCGGCGAGTATCCGCCGCGCCGGGATGCGCGTTGCCTACCAAGCGGCGATGCGCGAGATCATCCGCACGGCATCGAGCAATGTAGACTTTGTGAACCGGGTGGCGACGTTGAACACCGAGTTGGGCGTTTATGTTCCCCAACTTGTCTATCGCGCCTCCCTAAAGGTTGGGTCGTCGGATAACTACCGCGACCTTCATAGTTTCCTAAGAGGGTGCCGTTCCGCTCTGGGAAGGGAGCCTACAAGCTCCGAAGCAAAGACACTCATTCGGCTTGCGAAGCTCATCGCAACCGTAGAGGTCAATCGGCGTCACGCCGAGAAACTCGTCAAGGAGAAGTGAAATGTCGCGACGCCGTATGACTTGGAACCGTAACGCCTCTGCTGCTCCGGCGATGCCGGGGTATCAAGAGCCCTCCATCCACCCCGCCGCCTACCCGGACCCGGACGCGGACGCCTACATGAACGGCGACCCGTCGTCGTGGGCCGAGGACCCGCACCCCGGTCCGTACCCGAATAGCCCCCCGCCCCCGGCGCTTCCCGGTCAGCAGGGTCCCGAGGGTCACCCCGCGACGGATCCGGCGCACTACTTCCCGAAGGCGGCGTCGCGCCAGCTTCGGGCGGCGATGCAACACAAGGCGGCGAAGTGCATCCGCATCGCTCAGTCGATGCTCGGGCGCAAGGCGTCGGTCTCGGCCATCGAGGATCAGGCGCTCGACCTCATGAACCTCTCGGACCGTCAAATCCAGGCGGCGCTCGCGCGCCTCGCGAATATGCCCCCGACGGCGGGCATGGACTCGACGGCGGACTTCCCGGTGGAGGCAGACTTCCCGGTGGCGGGCATGGAGCCGGACGCGAACATGACCCTCACCCCCGGCGTTACGGCGGACGACCTGATGTTGGACGACTCGATGTCCGACGATGCCATCCTCGCGCAGATGCTTGCGGCGGAAGCGCCTGACAGCGAGACGGCAGACGATGTCATCCTCGCGCAGATGCTTGCCGAGGAGCAACAAGCTCCGACGGCGGGCTTCCCGATGGCGGGCGTGGACCCGACGATGGCGAACCACCACATGGCGGCTCGCCGCCGCTCGGCCAAGAAGTCCGAGGAGCAGGTCAAGGCCAATGAGGTCGAGACCGCCGAGGAAGAGGCGAAGGCCGAGGGCGAGGCCGCGTCGAAGGCCGCGTACTTCAAGCGCCTCGCGGCGTTCTGGTCGAAGAAGGCGGGCGCGGACAGCCCCGCCCCCTACGACCAGATGCCCGGTAGCCAGAACGCCCCCGAGCACTACAACTTCCGCTCCGAGGGCGTCCTCGCGTCGAAGGCCGCGAAGAAGTCCGAGGAGGCCGACGAGACCGACGCGATGCTCGCGGAGATGGAGGCTGAGGAGGCGAAGGCGGTGGGCAAGAAGGCAAAGAAGGCCGAGGAGCCCGCCGAGGACGCGGATGCCGAGGATGCTGAGGGCAAGACGGCAAACTACCTCGCGGGTGAGGACCCCCTCTCTGACCTCATGGGCGAGGACGGGGATGACCTCTCGATGGCAGATGACCTTGCCGCGATCTACGGCATGAAGAACGCGAAGAAGGCTGAGGAGCCTTCTGAGGACGCGGATGCCGAGAAGCCCGCCAAGGAAGCCAAGAAGGCCGACGAGGACGAGGGCGACGAGGAAGAGGTCGAGGAAACCGAGGAAGAGGTCGAGGAGGAGCCCGCCGCGAAGAGCGCCGCGCTTCGCCCCCAGCCCCGCAAGGCGTCGAACGGCGTCCGCTCGCTCGGCGCGGTCGCGAAGGTCGCCTCTTCGGAGATCAACGACCTCGCGAAGCTCTGGGAGAGCGCCCCGGACGTGAGCAAGATTTTCGGCTGATCCCGAAGCTCTAGCTCCGTACAACGAAGAACCCCGGCGAGAAATCGTCGGGGTTCTTCGTTTTCGCTTTGATACCTTTTCCTTTAGTTGAGGGCCGTACTCGCGTCCCTTCTGCCTCGCATCGGTGCGGGGTAGGTTTCTCAGTTCAACACCCCTCTCCCAACAGGGAGCAAACCAAAAGGAGCAAGCCTATGGCTTTGCTTGGACAGGCGAGCGGTGGTTGGACGGAGAGCAGCTCGGCGTTGAGGATTCTTCACGTTGGTGTTCGTAACACCATCGCGACCCTCACGGCAGATGCCTTCCGCCAGACCAATCCGCCCATCGTGACGACCGCTGGCACGGTCAGCACCTCCCCCGGCCTCCTCACTGAGGTCTTCGGCGTCCTCTCCGGCTCGGTCGCGTTCACGCGCCCGGACGCGGGTTCGCCGTTCGTGGGCGGTCCGATTGACGCGACCTCCGGCGCGAGCGCGTACACGCTCCGTTGCGTGCGTCCCGTCGGTTGTTTCATCAACAACGCGGCAGGCAACCCCTACGAGAACCTCCCCGGCAGCGCGTCGGGCGTCGGTCCCTACGTCTCGGCGATGGGCACCTACGGCTCGCGTCTCTTTGAGACGCAGGCGCTCGCGGCGGTGGCCCCCATCGCTCAGGGCGACCCCCTCACCTACCTCGCGGGTCAGGCGCTCGTTTCCTCGCTCAACGGCTACCTCATGCCGGAGAGTCAGGACAACGCGGGTGCGTTCCTGAGCATCGACGTGGCGGGTACGGCCCTTGAGGTCGCAAACGGCGCGGCGGCTTCGACCGTCATCGGCATCCTCAAGATGGTCCCCGACTCGGTGCAAACCGAGATCGTCTTCGACCAGCGCATCTGACGTAGGAGAACACGACCATGACTACCGTCAACGTCAGCACCGCTGTCAAGCAGAAGATCATCTCCGACTACGTCAAGACGGCCTCGGGCCGTGCGAAGCTCGCCGCTTCGATGACGCAGCCCCTCCGTACCCGTCGCGACTACATGAGCGTCGGTCGCAAGACCTTCCTCGTGGAGCAGCTTCCGGACGGCGCGCTTCCGATCTACGACAAGGACCCGGATGTCACGGCCTACGTCGTCGGCGAGGAGGGCGAGAACATCCTCGCCATCACCAAGCCGCGCCGCGTGATCTTCCCGCTTTTCGAGATCGCGAGCAACCCCGAGATCCCGCTCACGCAGATCAAGGAGCGTCGCTTCGACCTCATCGAGCGCGCTCAGGATCTCGCTCGGGCGCAGATCCAGGCCGCTGAGGATGAGCGCGTGTTCGCCGTTCTCGACGCCATCGCGGTCAACGGCTTCGACTCGCTTCCGGGCGGGACGAACCCGGACATCCCGGTCATCGCCCCGATCAACGGCGCGGTGCTCGCGGATGCCTTCGCCCTCATCGAGCGTCATGACCTCCGGGTCGCCCGCGTCTACATGAACGCGCGCGACTACGCGGACATCCGCAAGTTCGGGCGGGACATCCTCGACATCGAGTCGCAGGCGACGTTGCTCAAGACGGGTCTGCAAGCCACCCTCTGGGGTTCGCAGATCATCACGAGCCGCCTCGTCCCGGTCGGCACGGTGTACGTTTGCTGCGAGCCGGAAATGTTCGGTCGGATCCCGGTCCGTACCGAGCTTACGGTCCTCTCGGCGGACGACCCGAAGGCGCGCACCATCGGCTTCAGCGTTTTCGAGAACCTGGGCATCGGCGCGTACAACCCGCGTGGCCTCGCCCGCCTGACGGTCACCCGCTGAACCGTCACTAACCCTGTGTAATCACAGGCGAAATCGCCCTCCCGGTCGAACAGGCTGGGAGGGCGAAGTCGTTTATGCCTGTTGTCAAACCACACGGTCTTGGACGTTCTTTCGACTCCCGTTGCGCGAGCCTTCTTCGCGCCGAGAGGCAGACACCCCTGACGCCTTGTATCTGTCTGTTTAGACTTGACTCATGGTG